ATGCTGAACGATGTCGCACCGAAGATACCCCAACAGAGGAACCAACGCACGCTGACCATCGCCGAGGTCAGGCGTGAGTTCGACCGGCATGGATGGACGATCCGGGGCTGGGCGCAGCAGCACGGCATCTCCGAGCGGATCGTCTATGAACTGATGCGCGGCCGCATTCGCGGTCGGCGCGGCACCGCGCACAGGGCAGCGGTCCTCCTGGGCCTCAAGGACGGGGTGGTGGAATGACCGATTACACAATCGTGGACGTGGCCAGAGCGCTGCACATCTCAGTCAGAGGCGCGAACAAGCGCGCAGTCCGCGAATCCTGGCCCCACACCGACCTCCCCTGCCGGGGCGGACGGCGGCGGGTGTACCGGCTGGCCGACCTGCCCGCCGACGTGCAAGCCCGGCTGATCCTCCACCTCACCCAGGAGTCCACCCATGAAAGCCATCTCCCACATCCTGGCCGGCCCGGTGCTGATCGCCACCATCCTGCGGACGGGCAACGGCCGTCCGGCGACGCCGGTGCGCTACCACGTCCAGTGGAGCGAGATCGCCGTCCGGCTCGGCGCGCCCGCGATCGCGCCGGTGCGCTACCGGCAGGAGGCGGAGGCGATGGCGGTGCTGTGGGCCACATCGCGGCTGGCACACGCGCCCACCGTGCACCTGCTGCCCCGCTGAGCCCGGAGGCGAGCGCGGCGCTGTGGCGCAGGTTCGACGGCCGCCCGGAAACGGTGAAGGCCGAAGCCCGGCGCCGGCTGGTGCCGGTGCAGACAGTGCGCCGTCTGATCGACAGCGGCCTGCGCGCGCGCCAGGCCATCCGCGAGGCCGCACAGGCCCACGGCCTGCCCGAGGCCACCCTGCGCCGGTGGTGGTACGGCGGCGGCAGCTGCCCCGGCGTGGACCACGCCGCGCCGGCCGACTACCTGCCACTGCTGGCGCCCCGCCACCAGGGCAGCGGCCATGAGGCCGAGATCAGCCCCGAGGCCTGGGAGGTCCTGAAATCCGACTACCTGCGCCCGGAGCAGCCGGCCCTGTGGGCCTGCGTGCGCCGCCTGCGCGAGGTGGCGCCCAACCACGGCTGGACGGTGCCCAGCTACGCCACCCTGGCCCGCCGGATCGAGGCGCTGCCGTGGCAGGTGCGGGTGCTGGCGCGCGAGGGCCGCGAGGCGCTGGCGCGCCGCCTGCCGCACATCACCCGCACCAAGGACCACCTGCACGCGCTGGAAGCGGTGAATGCCGACGGCCACATCTTCGACCTGCGCGTGCAGCTGCCCAGCGGGGCGGTCGGCCGCCCGGTGCTGGTGGCCTGGCAGGACATCTACAGCGGGAAGATCCTCGCCTGGCGGGTGGCGGAGACGCTCTCCAGCCACCTGGTGCAGACCACCTTCGGCGAGGTGGTGGAGCGCTACGGCATCCCCGGCCACGCCTACCTGGACAACGGCCGCGAGTTCGCCGCCAAGCTGCTGACCGGCGGCAGCAAGACCCGCTTCCGCTTCCGCATCCGCGAGGAAGACCCGATCGGTCTGTTTCCGCAGCTGGGCGTGCAGGTGCACTGGACCACGCCCTACCACGGCCAGGCCAAGCCGATCGAGCGCGCCTTCCGCGACCTGTGCGAGGGCATCAGCAAGCACCCTGCGGCCGCCGGGGCCTACACCGGCAACAGTCCATTGGCCAAGCCGGCCAACTACGGCAGCCGGGCGCTGGCGTGGGATGAGTTCGTGCGGCTGGTGGACGCCGGCATCGCCGCGCACAACGCCCGCCCCGACCGCCGCAGCGCGACCGCGCGCGGCCGCAGCTTCGATGACGTGTTCAACGCCAGCTATGCCGCCAGCGTGATCCGCCGCGCCAGCCCCGAACAGCGCCGGCTGTGGCTGCTGGCGGCCGAGGGGCTGAAGGTGCGCCGCGAGGGCTACGTGGTGATCGCCGGCAACGCCTACTTCGGCGAGGCGGTCAGCGCCCTGGCCGGGCAGCACGTGGTGGTGCGCTTCGACCCGGACCGGCTGGACCAGCCGGTGCACGTGTACACGCTGGAGGGCGCCTACGTCGGCGCCGCCGAGCGCACCAGCGCCCGCTTCGACGACCTCGATACCGCGCGCGAACACGCCCGCGCGCATCGCCAGCGCCAGCGCGCCGCGCGCGAGCTGCGCGACGCCACGGTGCGGATGGAGGCGCTGGAGGCGGTGGCCCGCCTGCCGGTGCAGGACAGCCCGCATACCGAGCCGCCCGCACCCGCCGCCGTGCAGCTGGTGCATGGGCGAAAGCGCGCGGGGCGCCGGAGTGCGGCCGCGTTGGCCGCCACCGGGACCGAGGACTACGTGGCCGCCGCCGACCGCGCCGTGCTGGCCGTACTGGCCGCGCGGCCCCGGCCGCTGAAGGCGATCGACTGAAGAAATCACCCGCCCCGGATGCCCCCGGGGCGGGCGGTGCAACCGGGCCATGACGGCCCTTCAACGCGAGGAGAAAGGGTACATGAACGACAGCACGAACGACAACGTGATTGCGATGGAGTCCCCGGAGGCGGTGATCGCGCGCGTCCGCGACGAGATCGGCCGCCGCGGCCTGAGCCAGGCGCAGGTGGCGCGCGAGGCGGGCATCAGCCAGAGCAGCCTGGCCCAGCTGCTGGGCGGCACCTACGCCGCCAACCCGCGCAAGATGACGGTGCGGCTGGCGCAGTGGCTGGCGCGGCTGTCGCAGCAGCGCGCGCAGCCGGTGATGCCGCAGGCCCCGGGCTGGGTGTCCACCCCCACCGCCGAGCGCATCCTGGCCGCGCTGGCCTATGCGCACATGGCCGGCGACGTGGCGGTGATCTACGGCGGCGCCGGGGTCGGCAAGACCACGGCCGCGCGTGAGTACGCCGCGCGCTTCCCGAACATCTGGATCGCCACCATGACCCCGGCCACCGCCGGCGTCACCACCGCGCTGGAGGAAGTCTGCCTGGCGCTGGGCTTCCGCGAGCTGCCGGGCGGTGGCGCGCGCATGCAGCGCGAGCTGGTGGCGCGGCTGCAGGGCAGCGAGGGCCTGCTGGTGATCGATGAGGCCCAACACCTGAGCGTGGCCGCGCTGGATGCCCTGCGCGCCCTGCACGACGCCACCGGCATCGGGCTGGCCCTCATGGGCAACGAGCTGATCTACGCGCGCATGACCGGCGGCACCCGCGCGGTGTGGCTGGACCGGCTGTTCAGCCGCATCGGCCGCCGCCTGCGGGTGCAGCGCGTGGTGCGCGACGACGTGGCCGCGCTGGCCGCCGCGCACGGGGTCGAGGAGGCCGCCGCCCTGCGCCGGCTGGTGGAGATCGGCGGCCAGGCCGGCGCCCTGCGCGCGGTCGGCAAGACCTTGCGCCTGGCGCGGATGATGGCCGCCGGCCAGGGCACGGAGCTGGGCGCTGACCACATCGCGGCGGCCTGGGCCGACCTCACCGGAGGTGCGGCATGAACGCGCCCCTCCACGTCCCCGACCGCGCCGACCCCGAGCGCCTGTTCGTGACCCTGCGCGCCGCCGAGCTGTTCGCCGACCGCTACGGGCTCAGCCGCCCGCATGCCCGTGCGGTGGTCGCGCTGGCGCTGCTGCGCAACGTCAGCCCGGCGCGCGCCCTCATGGAGCTGCGGCAGGAGGTGCGCCGTGTGCGCGTGGTTCGCTGACCTCACCCCGCCGACCGCCGCCGAGCGGCTGGCCGACTACTACCGCCGCGCCATCGCCGCCGGCGCCTGGCATCCGCTGGAGGCGCACGCGCGCGGGCAGCTGGCCGTGCGCCACCTGCGGCGCTGGTGCGGCACCGCCATGCCCACCGATGACGACGACGACCTGCCGCCGTGGCAGGGCGAGCGCTACCTCGACCTGCTGCACGAGATGCACCGCCAGCTGTTCCCCACCTACCCCTACCCGGAGACCGACCATGAGCGCCCCCGCTGAATCCCTGACCCCCCTGGCCGAGAGCATGGCCCTGGAAGCGCAGGCCGCCTCCCTGCGCGGCGCGCGCGACCGCCTGCGCGATGTGGCCAACGCCATCCAGCAGGACATCGAGGCCATCAAGCGCGCCCACCTGCCGGCGCTGCGCGATGCGCTGGCCGCCTGCGCGCAGGCCGAAACCGACCTGCGCCAGGCGGTGGAGGCCAGCCCCGCCGAGCTGTGGCGGCGCACCCGCACCCGGATGGTGCACGGCATCCGCATCGGCTGGACCAAGAGCCGCGGCAAGGTGGAGTGGGACGACGAGGCCAAAGTGATCGAGCGCATCCGCCGCCTGCTGCCGGCCGAGCAGGCCGCGCTGCTGATCCGCGTGCGCGAGGCCGTGCACAAGCCGGCGGTGTACGACCTGACCGCCGGCGACCTCAAGCGCCTGGGCATCCGCATCGAGGACGACTGCGACGTGGTGGTGGTCAAGGACGTGGCCGGCGAGCTGGACCGCATGCTGGAACGCCTGCTGGCCGACCTCACCGAGGAGGGCGCGGCATGACCAGCATCTGGCACACCGTGAGCGCCACCGAGCCCAGGCCGCTGGATGACGTGCTGGTGGTGGTCGAGGACGACATCGGCCCGTGCGTCTGGATGGCCTGGCGCCAACACAGCGCGCCGCACCGCTGGCGCTACACCGGCGGGGACGACGAGATCAGCGGGCGGGTCACGCACTGGATGCCGCTGCCGGAGCCGCCGCAGGAGGTGGGCCATGCGCGCCGCCCGGATCGCGCATAGCGAGCGCCTGCGCCGGGTGGCGGCGCTGCTGGCCGACGGCCGCCCGCGCACCACGATGGACATCGTGCGCGCGGCCAACGTCTGCGCGGTGAACAGCATCATCGCCGAGCTGCGCGCCAACGGCTGGCGCATCGCCTGCCAGCGGCAGGGGGATACCTGGTGGTACTGGATCGAGCGGGAGGGAGCATGAACGTGATTGGGAAGATGGAGCGCGGCCTGGCCGACATGGACGACGCCGCGCGCGTGCAGCAGCTGCTGGCCGAGGTGGCCATCACGCTGAGCCTGCCGGACGAGTGCTGGGAGCAGTCGCCGGGCGGGCCGTCATGCCGCATCCGCCTGGCGCGCGCGCTGGCGCGGGTGCTGGAGGACACCTGGTGCGCGGAGTCCGCGCAGGAGGGGGGAGATGGCCACGCGCCCTGACCGCCGCCGCCTGCTGGCGGCCGTGCACGCCGAGGCCAAGGCCCTGGGCCTGGACGAGGAGGCCCGCCGCGCGCTGCAGCAGCGCATCGGCGGACACGCCAGCTGCGCCGACATGAGCGATCGCCAGCTGCGCAGCGTGTTGGCCGAGCTGCACCGCCTCGCCGGCAAGCCGGCGCGGCCCCGGCGCCCGGCCGACGACCGCGCGCGCCTGCTATGGCGCATCGAGCGCGACTGCGCCGCCGCCGGCTATCCACACCCGGCCTATCCGCTGGGGATCAGCCGCAAGATGTTCGGCGCGCTCAGCCCGGCCCGGCTGGAGTGGCACGCGCCCAAACAGCTGCGCGCCCTCATCGCCGCCCTGGCCTATGACGCCAAACGCCACCCGCGCGGGCACCGGGGAGACGCCGCATGAGCCAGGTCATCCGCGAGCTGCTGGACGCCGGCGTCACCGCCGAGCAGGTGGAGCGCCTGGTGACCGAAATGGGAGGTCTGTCCGTGTACCTGCCGCGCCAGTACGACCCGGCGCGCAGCGCGGTCTGCCGCGACCTCACCGAGGTGGCCGGGGAGCAGGCGGCCCGCACGCTGGTGCAGCACTACGCCGGATGCCGGATCGTGATCCCGTTGGGGCAGGCGTTCATGCGCGAGCGCCTGCGTGCGCGCATCGCGCGCATGCGCGCGGCCGGGCATTCGGTGCCACAGATCGCCCGTACCCTGCGCGTCCACGTGCGCCAGGTGCAGCGCCTGCTGAGAGAGACCCAGGACGTTGTGGCATGAGACCGCCGTCTAACACCGGAAATAAGCCGACGACAAGCGCGTAGCGATTGGCGTTCGGCTTGATTGACTAGTTAGCCGGCAGAACCGGCGCGAGGATAGCGATGGACACCAAGAAAGCCCTGGCGATTCTGAAAAAGCACCAAGCGTGGCGGCGTGGCGCGAAGCGGGCGACACAGCAATGCGCGCTGGAAGTTGGCGAAGCTCTGGATGTTGCAATCGATCATTTGAGCAACGACCACAAGCGCAGGAAGCGCGCCCCGAACATCACCGACGTGGACGCAATTATCAATGCCGGCTAACGCCTGAGTTAAGCCGGCCCGCTGCCGGACATTTCAAACCCTGTTCAAGCCGAGAAGCGGGCTCGGCTTGAACGAATTGTTATGTCCCGCAGGAGAACGAAATGACTGAACAAGAACTGGCCGAGCAGCACGAACAGGTGCAAGCGGCACTCAGTAACCCGGCGCACCAGGTCTATTTCCGCGCAGGGTTGCTTGCCTGCCGTGAACAGATGGCGCGCTTTGTTGAGGCTCAAAGCCCGGAAATCGCTCAGAGCATCCGCTTGAACTGGTGGCCGCAGCTTGGCGACGATCCGGGCGCTCCGCGCCTGTTGAATTGGGTCGAGGTTGCCGACGGCGGCGAGGAAGGCCCGTGGACGCACAAAGACGTGTCGCCGTCGGTTGAAGCCTTGCCGCTGGCCGCGCAGTTTCTTGGGACATAACACGGGATTAGACCCCAAGCGCGCCGGATAACGTGATGTTCGGCCGCCTTTGCGCGACATCATCCTGCTTCCGCAGCGCGCTGCACTGACCCGGCCACGCGCCGGGTTTTTCTTGCGCCGACCCGGGTCGGCCTGTTGCCGCGCGCCGCAGCGCACCACGCTGGCGGCATGTCTCCGCCGCTCCGCCCGCGCCTGTTGCCAGCATTCTTGACCGTGTCTGCGGCCGCGCTGATCGGCGTCGCGGTGCACGAGGGCTACCGTGAGACCGCCTATCGGGACCCCGTCGGCATCCCCACGGTCGGCTTCGGCGCCACCGTGCATGCCGATGGCGCGACCCCGGTGCAGATGGGAGACCGCCTGCCGCCGGTGCGCGCCCTGATCACCCTCGGCGCCCATGTCGGGCGCACCGAGCAGGTGCTGCGCCAGTGCATCGGCCCCGTCCCGCTGGCGCAGCACGAGTGGGATGCCTACGTGAGCCTGGCCTACAACGTGGGTGCAACCCGCATTTGCAGCAGCACTATCGTGCGTTTGCTGCACCAGACGCCGCCCGACTACGCCGGCGCCTGTCGCCAGATCGGGCGCTGGGTCTATGCCGGCGGCCGCCGGCTGCCGGGGCTGGAGGCGCGCCGGGCCGCCGAGATGCGCCTGTGCCTGGGCGAGGAGGCCGCACCGTGAGCCTGCCGCGCCTGCTGCCCGCCTGGCCGCTGGCCACCTATGCCGGCATCGCCGTGCTCGCCGCCGGGATCGGCGGCGGCCTGCTGGGCTGGACCGTGCGCGGCTGGCGCGATGTCGGCCAGATCGCCGGCCTGCGCGCGCAGCTGGCCCGCACCCAGGCGGACGCCGAGCGCGCCCGTGCCGAGGCCATCGCCCGCGCCCGCGCTGCCGACGCCGCCGCCATCACCGACCTGCAGCAGCGGCTCACCCGTGCCGCTGCTACCACCGAGGACCTGCGCTATGCCCTTGCCACTGCCACGACTGGCCGCGTGTGTCTGTCTGCCGATGCTCGCCGCGTGCTCCACCGTGCGCCCGCCTTCGCCGCCGTGCCCGCGCCTGCCGCCGGCCCTGCTGCAGCCGGCCCCGCCGCTGCCGCCGATCCCGGCGAGCGCGCCAGCACCGACGCCGACATCGCCGGCTGGGCGCTCGACGCCGCCGCGCTCTACGAGCAATGCCGCGCCCGCATCGATGCGATCCGCCGCTGGGACGAGGTGACGCATGGAAGGTGACGTGATGGTCGGCGCTGTCAACTGGCCGGCCCTGCTGGCCATCGGCGGCGCGCTGCTGGGCGGCATCTTCGCGCTGCTCAAGTGGTTCGCCGGGCGGCTGCTTGCCGACATCGAGGCGCGGCTGATCCGCATCGACGACCTCGAAAGCCGCTTCGAGCGGCTGATGGCCGAACTGCCGCTGCACTACCAGCGGCGCGAGGATTTCGTGCGCGAGATGCAGCAGGCCGATAGCCGCTACCAGCGCATCGTCGAGAGCGTGATCGAGGCCATGCGCGAGGAAGTCGCGCTGCACCGCCGGCGCATCGAAGACCTGGAAAAGCAGCGCGAGACGGACGTCATGCGCTACCAGCGCCGCGACGACGCCATCCGCGAATACACCAGCCTCAACGCCAAGATCGACCGCGTGTATGAGGTGCTAGTGGAGTTGAAACATGACCGATAAGAGGCTCGATGCGCTGATCGACACCGCCCGCGCCGAGCGCGAGTACCTGCGCTGGGTGATCCTCTCGGCACTGTGGCACGCGCGGCCCTACGGCACCACCGAAACGGTGATCATGGGGGCGTGCCGCGACATCCCGCTGCGGGCGACGGGCGACCAGCTGCGCGCCGAGCTGCGCAGCCTGGCCAAGCGCGGGCTGGTGGATCTGCAGGATGCGGCCCCCATCTGGTCGGCCGAGCTGACCCCGCAGGGCGAGGCCGTGGTGGACTACCGCGCCGAGGCCCCGACCGACATCGCCCGCCCGCCGAGGTGGTGAGCATGCGCCGGGACTGGGACAAGGTGCGCGCCATCCTGGAGGCGCTGGAAGGCGCAGGCTGGGGGCAGCGCGTCCATCTGGACGACGTGCCTGGCATCGAGCGCATCGAGGCGCTGGATTATTTCCGAATGCTGGTCGAAGCCGGCCTTGCCCAGGGCGAGCCGGCGCACTCGCCCGAGTGCCTGACCCGGCTGACCTGGGCCGGGCACGACCTTGCCGAAGTCCTGCGCAAGCACGGGTTCTTCGCGCAGATCAAGGACGAAGCCAAGCGTCGGGGCGTGGCCCTGACGATGGATGCCATCATCCAGCTGGCGCGCCTGCTGGTCACGGGAGGTGCATGATGGCCCGCCGCAGCAAGGTGGATGCCCTACCGGCCGCGCTGAAGGCGCAGCTCGAACGCCTGCTGGCCGACCGCAGCCACGGCGGCTACGAGGCGCTGGCCGCGTGGCTCAAGGAGCAGGGCTACGAGATCGGCAAGAGCAGCCTGCACCGCTACGACGCGCGCGTGCAGCGCACCATGGCCGCCATCCGCGCCAGCACCGAGGCCGCGCGTCAGATCGTGGCCGCGCATCCGGACGATGCCGACGAGCACAGCGCCGCGGTGATCCGCATGGTGCAGTCGCGCCTGTTCGAAGCCCTGGTCGGCATGCACGAAGCCGAGGCCGACCCCGCCGAGCAGATCAAGCTCCTGTCCGGCGCCGCCCGCGCCATCGCGGACGCCAGCCGCGCCAGCATCGGGCAGAAGAAGTGGGCCGATGAGGTGCGTGCGCGCCTGGACGCGGTGGAGGCCGCCGCCGGCCGTGCCGGCAAGCGCCTGGATGCCGACACCCTGCGCGCCATCCGCGAGGGGCTGTATGGCGGCTGAGGCGCCCGTCCTGTACGCCTACCAGCGCCGCTACCTGGCCGACGCCAGCCGCTGGAAGGCCGCCTGCTGGTCCCGCCAGACCGGCAAGACCTTCACCACCACGCTGGAGGCCGTGCTCGACTGCCTGGACGCCGAGGCCAGCGGCCGCATCGCGCGCTGGACCATCCTCTCCATCAGCCGCGACCGCGCGCTGGACGCCATCCGCAACGGCGCCGCCCTGCACATGCGCGCCATCGGCGCCGCATTCGAGGAGATCACCGACGCCAGCCTCGGTGCCGAGGAGCTGGCGCACGCCGTCAAGCTCCCCGGCGGCAGCTACATCCGCGCCATCGCCGCCAAGCCCGAGACCGCGCGCGGCATGTCCGACAACCTGATCCTGGACGAGTTCGCGCACCACAAGGACAACCGCGCCCTGTGGCGCGCGCTGGTGCCGGTGGTGTCCAAGCCGGGCCTGAAGCTGCGGGTGATCTCCACCCCCAACGGCACGGGCGATATGTTCCACGAGATCATGCGCGACGGCCTGGGCGGGCTGTTCAGCCGGCACGTGGTCACCATCCACGACGCCGTGGCCGACGGCCTGCCGCGCGACATCGCCGAGCTGCGCCGCGCCGCCGCCGACCCCGACACCTGGGCGCAGGAGTTCGAGTGCCAGTTCCTGGACCGCGCCGCCCGCGAGTGGCTGGGCTATCAGGAAATCCTGACCGCGCTGGAGGCCGACCCCCTACCGGACTACGCGGGCAATCCCTGCTACGTCGGCATGGACATCGCTGCCCGCGGCGACCTGTCGGTGATCAGCGTGCTGGAGGACATCGGCGCCGGCGTGCTGGCCCTGCGCGAGATGACCGTCATGCGCGGCGAGAGCTTCGCCGCCCAGCTGGCCGCCCTCGACGGCATCATGCGCGCCTATCGCGTGGTGCGGGTGTGCATCGACCAGACCGGCATGGGCGAGATGCCTGTGCAGGAAGCGCAGCGCCGCCACGGCCACTACCGCGTGCGCGGGGTGGTGTTCACCGCCACCAGCAAGCTGGACATGGCGGTGGCGCTGAAAGACCGGCTGCAGGCGCGCCGCCTGCTGCTGCCAGTGGCCGAGCCGTTCCGCCCCGAGCTGATCGACGACCTGCGCGCCGTGCGCATGGAGCCCGGCACCGGCGGCGTGCCGCGCCTGCTGGCCGAGCGCACCGGCGCCGGCCACGCCGACCGCTTCTGGTCGCTGGCGCTGGCCTGCGCCGCCGCCGGCGAAGGCGGTGCGCCGGTATTCGCCTACGAATCCATCGCGCGGCGCACCTTCGCACCGCCGCGCGAGCCGCATGCACAGGAGTGGAGCGCATGGTGACCAAATCCGAAGCCGCCGCGCTGCGGCAAGAAATCGCCCGCCCCAGCCAGGTCGGGATTCGCAGCGCCTGGCAGTGGCGTCCGCTGGCCAGCCTCACCCCCGGTGCGGTAGCCGACATGCTGCGGCGGGCGGCGATGGGCGATGCCCACGACTTCCTGCTGGCTGCCGATGACATCCGCGAGAAGGACCTGCACTACCGCGCGGTGCTGCAGACCCGCACCCTGGCGGTGGCCGGGCTGCCGGTGGACATCCAGCCCTGGGACGACAGCCCCCCGGCCATCGCCGCCGCCGACCTGGTGCGCCAGGCGCTGGACGCGATCGACCTGCCGGGGCTGATCGCCCACCTCATGGACGCCGTGGCCAAGGGCTACGCCGTGTCCGAGATCGTCTGGGACACCCGCGGCACCACCTGGCTGCCGGCGCGGATCGAGCCGCGCGAGGCGCACTGGTTCACCTTCGACCGCGACAGCGGGCGCCTCCTGCGCCTGGCCGACGGCAGCCCGGAGGGCGCGGACATCCCGCCCTACCGCATGATCCAGCACGTGCCGCCACTGGCCGCCGGCGTGCCGCTGCTGGGCGGGGTGGCCCGCTCGGCTTTGTGGGCCTGGGTGTTCAAATCCTATGCGATGCGCGATTGGGCGCGGTTTGCGGAGCTGTACGGGCAGCCCATCCGCATCGGCAAATATCCGGACTCGGCCAGCCCCGACGACGTGGCCGTACTCCGTCAAGCGGTGTTCGGCCTTGGCTCCGATGCCGCCGCGGTGATCCCCGAGGGCATGGCACTGGAACTGGTGGAGGCCGCCGGCAAGACCGGCTCGGCCGAGCTGTATCACGGCCTGATCGACTACCTCGATCGCCAGGTCAGCAAGGCGGTGCTCGGCCAGACCATGACCACCGACAGCGGCAGCAGCGGCAGCCTGGCCCAGGCGCGGGTGCACGCCGAGGTGCGCGACGACATCCTGCGCGCCGACGCCCGCGCCATCGCCGCCACCCTGCTGCGCGACCTGATCGGCCCGCTGGTGCGCCTGAATCTGGGCGACGCCCCGCTGCCCAGCCTGCGCCTGGTGGCCGACGATCCCGACGATCTGTCGGGGCTGGCGCAGCAGGTGGTGCAGCTGCAGCAGGCCGGCCTGTCCATCCCGCAGTGGTGGGTGCGCGAGCGCTTCGGCATCCCCGAGGCCCAGCCCGGCGAAGCCGTGCTCGATCCGGCCCGATCCGGCCAACTCAGCCCCGATCCTGTGCCATCGGCACAGGCCGCTACGCGCGATGTCGCCGTTGCTACGCCGGATGTAGCGCCCCACGGCCCCGCCTGCGGCTGCGGATCGCCGGCCGCGCACGCCGCCGGCACCGCCGCGGCGCCGCTGTCCGCCGCCGCGCTCGATCTGCCCGAGCGCCACGCCGATCGCCTGGAGGAGGCCACCGCCCCGGCCTGGGCCGCGATCATGGACCGCATCAAGGCGCTGGTGGACGAGGCCGACAGCCTGCCCGCCCTGCGTGACGCGCTGCTGGCCGCCTACGCCGACCTGCCGCAGGACACCCTGGCCGAGGTCATGGCCATGGCCTTCGCCGCCGCCGACCTCGCCGGCCGCCTGGCCGCGCAGGCCGACAGCGAGGGCTGAGCATGCCCATCACGCCGGAGGAGCTGGCGTTCGCGCTGGGGCGCCCGTTCCCGGAGCAGGTGGCTTTCTTCCGCGGCAAGCTGGGCGACCTGGTGCCCACCGCCACCTGGCGCGACCTGTGGAAGGGCGCGCACGACCGCGCCTTCATGGTCGCCGGCGCCGCCCGCGCCGACCTGCTGGCCGACCTCGCCGCCGCGGTGGATGCCGCCATCGCCGGCGGCGAGACCCTGGACCAGTTCCGCGCCCGCTTCGGGCAGATCGTCCAGCGCCACGGCTGGCAGGGCTGGACCGGCAGCGACAGCGCCGCCGGCCGCGCCTGGCGCACCCGCATCATCTACACCACCAACCAGGCCACCAGCTACGCCGCCGGCCGCCTGGCCCAGCTGCGCGCCTTCCCGCTGTGGGTGTACCGCCACGGCGCCAGCCGCGACCCCCGCCCGCAGCACCTGGCCTGGGACGGGCTGGTGCTGCCCGCCGACCACCCCTTCTGGCGCACCCACTATCCGCCCAGCGCCTGGAACTGCAGCTGCTACGTGGTCGGCGCGCGCGACATGGACGCCGCCCTGCGCCGCGGCGGCAAGGCCGGCTACACCGCCCCGCCCAAGGGCTGGGACACCCGCGACAGCCGCGGCCGCCTGCCCGGCGTGGACGAGGGCTGGGACTACATGCCGGGGGCTACAGTGCTGTGTAAAGAGGCGCACGCGACAGGCGGTGACAGGCAATGCGCTGACATGCGCATGCTGGACGCACTCCTGCGCAAGCTTCCAGGCCAGCAAGCACTAATCGGCGCGCAGATGGTCGATGCCTGGCCGCCCTATATTTTCGATTTGCTGGCGGCGCGCTTCGGTCAGATCGCCGACGATCTCATCGCCGACCGTAAGCCACAAGGCCGCGCGCATTTCGTCGGCGCCATGCGCGCTGCATGGGTGCGCGCCGGTCTGTCGCAGGGAGCCACGATCAAAACCGCCGAGCTGACGGTCAGGGATCAGGACATCACGCATGCGATGCGCCCATCGAAGGTGAAAGACGGCAAGGCCGTCGATCCGCTCTGGTATCGAACGCTGCCGCTGCACCTGCGCACGCCGCAGGCCGTGCTGCTGCGCGTTGAGCCAAAGCAAGAAATGCTGTTGATCTACGACTCTGGATCGGACAAGGCAAAGATCGTCGTGCTCGTCGATTACCGCGGCGCAGGCCACAACGTCGTGCGCACAGCCAGCCGCCTGATCGAGACGGGCTCCTTGCGCTCGGAGGTGGCGCGAGGAAAGCTGGTGGAGTTGGAGGGCGGCGTGTGACGCCGGATGGGAATCGAACCCATGTACGCCTACCGGAAAGACCGGCGGCCCCCTTGCCAGTCGGGGCACACGGCGCCACAGCCTGCTGCAAGCATAGCGCAACCATGTCAGCACATCAGCCCACCCGGCGGCGAATGCTGGCCCTGAAAAGCGTGCGGAAATGGCCAGCCCCGGCGCCTAACGTCCGCAACGCTTCCGGGTATGAGCCGGACGGCGCCATGCGCTGGCCACGGACGGCAGTATAACCTGCCCACTCGTGCCTCAAGCCGTGCGCCTCGCACGCAAGGAGCCGCAATGATCACCATCCAGCTCGACGACCGACAGTTGCAGGGTGCGCTGGCGCAGCTGCGCCAGCGCCTGGGCGACCTGACCCCGGTGATGCAGGACATCGGCGAGGAGCTGCTGGATCGCGCCAGGCAGCGCTTCGCCACCAGCACCGGCCCGGACGGGCGGCCGTGGGCGCCCAACCGCCCCAGCACCCTGGCGGCCTATGCCGCGCGCTACGCCGGCAGCTACAAGCAGGACGGCAGCCTGAGCAAACGCGGGCAGGCCCGGATCGCCGCCAAGAAGCCGCTGATCGGCGAGAGCCGCCAGCTCTCCCAGCGGCTGTACTACCAGGCCGGCCGCGACAGCGTGTTCATCGGCAGCCCGCAGCGCTACGCCGGCGTGCAGCAGTTCGGCGCGCGCCGTGGCCAGTTCGGCCGCACCCGCCGCGGCGCGCCCATCCCGTGGGGCGCCATCCCGGCGCGTCCGTTCCTGCCCGTCACCGCCGCCGGGGAGTGGCTCGGCACCGGGGATCGGGAGGCCGTTTTGGGCCTGCTGGCCCGCGCACTGGAGGATGCCGCCCGCGGATAGGGCCGGAATCCCCCCTGTGAGGCGTGTAAACCGCGTATGAAATCGCCGCGCGCGCCATGGGTGGCATGGTGGTAGCGCCTCCCACCAAGATGCGCCTCAAATCGCGTCCTGCGCGGCCGGCCCCCACGCCACCCTTGCGCCCCCCCGGCCGCCACCTGGAGGAGTTCGGGCCGGAGGACACATGCTCGGTCAAAATGGCCGACCAGGGGCAAGCTCGCACGTACCGCATCTTCAGCCACACCGGCTGCACCCTGCTGGCGCGCGACGCCTCGCCGGAGATTTCCGGCGAGCACCTGTCCGCGCTGCTGCGGGTGATCCACCGCCAGATCGAACAGGTGCGCGCACGCGCGCGCTGGGAGCCGAACGCGGCCTGAGCGCGACCGCCCGCTGCACTCCCTTTACAGGCCGCTTGCGCGGCCTGTTTTTTTGCGCGGGCCGACCCGGGTCGGCCTGTTGCAGGCCGCGCCAGCGCTGGATTCTGGGCGCATGGCCACGCCGTCCCGCAAGCACCCGCACCCACTGGGCTCCCGGCTCGCGCGCGACGTGCTGGCGATCTGCCTGCATGGCTCCTCGTCGGGTGGGGACGCCCCGCCGGAGTGGGTGCACCTCATTCCGGCGGGGACGTTTTCCGGCCGCGACGGCCGCGGCCCCTACACCCTCGATGCCGGCGCCGCGCAGGCGGTGCTGGACGCCTTCGCCCGCCACGGCGCTGACCTGCCGATCGACTACGAACACCAGAGCCTGACCGCCACCGACAAGGCCGGCCCGGTGCCGGCCGCCGGCTGGATCAAGGCGCTGGAGCTGCGCGCCGACGGCCTGTGGGCGCAGGTGGCGTGGACGCCGCAGGCCGCCGCCCTGCTGGCCGCGCGCGAGTACCGCTACCTGTCCCCCGTGTTCATGTACCGCAAGGACGGCGCCATCGTCGAGCTGGTCGGCGCCGGCCTCACCCATACCCCCAACCTGCACCTGCGCGCCGCCGCGGCGCGCCAACTGGAGGCCCACCCCGTGGACGACCTGCTGGAACGCCTGATCATGATCCTCAACCTGCCCGTCACCGCCACCGGCGACGAGGTGGCCGCCGAGCTGCAGAAGCTGATCGACCGCCTCACCGCCGCCGAGGCCGCGGCGCAGGCCGCGCAGTCCGCGCAGCCGGCCGCGCCGGACCCGGCCGAATGGGTGCCGGTGGCCCAGCACCGCGCGGTGGCCGAGCAGCTGGCCGCGCTGCAGGCCGCGCAGGCGCGCGCCGCCGCCGAGACCGCCGTGGCCGAGGCCATGCGCAGCGGCAAGCTGGTGCCGGCCATGCAGGACTGGGCGCTGGCCTACGCCAGCCAGGACCCGACCGGCTTCGCCGCCTGGGCCGCCGCTGCCCCGGTGGTGGTGGCCACCGCCGGGGCCACCAGCGCGCACCGCGTCCAGGACGACGCCCTCACCGACGAGGACCGCTACGTCATCGCCGCCCTGGGCATGAGCGAGGCCGCCTTCGTGGCCCACAAGCGCGCGCTCGACCATGCGTGAGGTCCTGCGCGAGAACGCCGTCGCCCGCCGGCTCCTGCTGGAACGCCTGTATGCCGCGCGCATGACGGCCACCCAGCAGGAGGTGGCCGGGTGGCTGCCGCGGCGGGTGCTGGCCGACCTGGCCGCGCACGCCGATTTCCTGCTGGCCACCCTGGCCGAGCAGGGCTACCTCCGCCGCGACGGCGACCGCTACTGCATCACGGGCGCGGGTTGCGCCTTCCTCGAATCCACTCCGGAGACCTGATCCATGGCCATCATCACCCCCGCGCTGATCACCAGCCTGCGCACCGGCTACAGCCAGGCGTTCCAGGACGCCCTGGCCGCTACCCCCACCGACTGGGCGAATGTCGCCACCCGCGTGCCGTCCAGCTCCACCAGCAACACCTACGGCTGGCTGGGGCAGTTCCCCAAGCTGCGCGAGTGGGTGGGCGACCGCGTGGTCAAGGATATGGCCGCCAGCGGCTACCAGATCACCAACAAGCTGTACGAGGGCACCGTCGGGGTCAAGCGCACCGACATCGAGGACGACAACGTCGGCATCTACACCCCGCAGTTCGCGGAGATGGGCCGCGGCGCCGCCGCGCACGCGGACGAGCTGGTGTTCGGCCTGCTGGCCGCCGGCGAGTCCACCCTGTGCTACGACGGCCAGAACTTCTTTGACGTGGACCACCCGATCTACCCGAACGTGGACGGCACGGGCACGCCGGCGCTGGCCAGCAACTACGACAACGGCGGCGCCAGCCCCGGCGCGCCCTGGTACCTGCTGGACTGCAGCCGCGCGCTCAAGCCATTGATCTTCCAGGAGCGCACCGCGCCGGAGCTGGAGACCCTCAACAGCACCCAGGACGAGGCGGTGTTCACCAAGGATTTGTATCGTTTCGGCATCCGCTACCGTTGCGCGGCCGGGTTCGGGTTCTGGCAGCTGGCGTACAAGAGCAAGGCCGCGCTCACCGCCGCGAACTTCAACGCGGCCTGGGCGACCATGGCCAGCCGCCCCGCCGACGGCGGCCGCCCGCTGGGCGTGCGCCCGACCCACCTGGTGGTGCCGCCCACCCTGCGCGCGGATGCGCTGGCGCTGATCGAGTCGCAGCAGATTGCCGGCAGCAGCAACCCCAACTACAAGGCGGTGCAGGTCATCGTCTCGCCGTGGGTGGCGTGATGGCGATGGTGGTGTTCGCCCAGGTGAAGGAGGCCGCGGTGCTGGGCGCGGCGGTGCGGGTGGACGCGCATGCGCTCACCCCGCCGCAGTGGCTGGAGCTGGCGGCCATCGCCGCGCAGTCCGGCGCCCGCATCGAGGTGGCGCGCGCCGGCAAGCTCACGGCCGCACAGCGCCAATCGCTGGCCGATGCCGCCGGCAGCCTGATCCTGTTCGACTTCGCGGGGTGAGCCATGGCCAAGACCGCCAAGCCTGCCGCCAGTGACGCCGCCCCCCAGGCGGCGAGCCAGACCGCCAGTGCCCCCCGCGTGCGCGTCCGCACCGTGGCGGCGCTCGGCCAGGACGGGCGCCGCTACCGCGCCGGCCTGGGCCCGTTCGGGCGCGCGGCGGTGGAGGTGGCGCCGACCCGCGCGCAGCTGGACGCGCTGCACGCCGACCCGTTCCTGATCGTCGAGGAGGCGTGAGGTGCCCTACGCCACCCTCGCGGACCTGACCACGCGCTACGGTGAGGAGGAAATCCGCCAGCGCAGCGATCACGCCGGCACCGGCGTGATCGACCCCGCCGTAGTGGCGCAGGCACTGGCCGATGCCAGTGCCGAGATCGATGCCTACCTGGCCGGCCGCTACCGGCTGCCGCTGCCCAGCGTGCCGCCGCATCTGGTGCGGATCGCCTGCGCGATCGCCCGCTACCGCCTGTGGGACGAGGCCGTGCCCGAGCGCGTGCGCATCGAGTACGAGGACGCCCGCCGCCTGCTGGAAGCACTTGCGCGCGGCACCGTCACCCTCGGCCTGCCCGCCGACCTGCCGCCCGCGCAGCAGCCCGGCCGCGGCCTGGCCGCCGCGCAGAGCGGCCCGGCGCCGGTGTTCGGCCGCGACGCGACGGGGGGCTACTGATGGACCTGCAACTGGCCGCCGACCGCCTGCGCGCCCAGTGTCCGGCCCTGCGCCTGGTGGCGCTGGGGCTGGATTACGACAGCGCCGCGGCCACCACCCCGGCGGCCTACATGGTGGCCGAGGAAGAACAGGCCGAGCCGCCCGAGCTGATCGGCAGCCGCGCCCAGCGCGTGGAGCTGCGGTTCTCGGTCAGCCTGGTGGTCGCCAGTGCGGCCCGCCAGGCCGGCATCGGCAGCGGCCTGGCCGCCGCCATCGAGGCCGCCCGCGCCGACGTGCTGGATGCGCTGCGCGGCTGGCTGCCCGACGGCTGCGACTGGCCGGTGGAGCACCGCGGCGGCCGCCTGGTCGCCAGCGAGGTGGGCCGCGCGGTGTGGTCGGACACCTTCGCGGTCGGATTCCTGAGGGAGTGACACATGGCCAAGACCACACCGAACACCACGCCCGAGATGCCGCCCGCCGACCCGATGCCGGAGACCGGCGGGCGCTGGTACCGCCTGCCCGACGGCCGCCTGCAGCCCGAAGGCGCGCCCGCGCCCGACATCGAAATCGCCGCCGACGCCCCCACGCCGCCCACCGCCCAGGAGGCCTGAACCATGCCCATGCTCATCCGCAATACCATCATCCTGGCCAAGCTGGAGACGACCTACGGCGTGGATGCCGCGCCGACCGGCGCCGCCAACGCGCTGCTGGTCAGCGATGCCAGCTTCGAGCTGGCGATCGACGGCATCAACCGTGACCTGCTGCGCCCCACGATGGGCGGCAGCGAGCAGCTGGTCGGCAACCGCTACGCCAAGCTGGAGTTCACCGTCGAGCTGTCCGGCTCCGGCACCGCCGGCACCGCGCCGGCCTGGGGGCCGCTGCTGCGTGCCTGCGGCATGGCCGAGACCGTCACCGCCGGCAACAACGTGGCCTACAGCCCGGTGTCCAGCGGCTTCGAGTCGCTGACGATCTACTACTACCTGGACGGCCTGCTGTACAAGGCCACCGGCTGCCGCGGCACCGTCGAGCTGTCGGCGCAGCTGGGCGAACGCCCCACCCTGAAGTTCAGTTTCCAGGGCCGGCATTCCACGGTCAGCGCCGCCGCCAATCCCAGCGCCACCATCACCGCATGGAAGAAGCCGCTGCCGGTGACCGACGCCACCGCCACCAGCATCAGCCTGGGCGCCACCTTCACCGCCGCCACCGGCAGCCTGTCCGGCGGCACGGTCTATCCCAGCCGCGGCCTGGCACTCACCCTCGGCCAGGACGTGAAGTACGTGCCGCTGGTCGGCGGCGACAGCATCGACATCACCGCCCGCGAAACCACCGGCAAGGTGGCGCTGGATGTCACCCCGGCGCAGGCCACGACGATGGTCGGCGACATCCTGGCCAACGCCGTCACCGGCATGGGGTTCCAGATCGGTTCCACCGCCGGCAGCACCGTGGTGCTGTATGCGCCGGCGGTGCAGCGCATCAATCCCAAGTGGGACGACTACAACGGCCGCGCGCTGCTGAGCATGGATCTGCGCTGCATCCCGAACGCCGGCAATGATGAGCTCGTGATCGTCGCCCGCTAAACCGCACAAGGAGACCCCCGCAGGATGTTCACCATCGCTCCCCCGGACGCATTCTGGTACCCGGTCACCGTCGCGCTGATCGACGCCGACGGAAAGCGCACGCAACACCAGTTCGAAGCCCGCTTCAAACGCTATTCGCGCACGCAGTTCGAGGCGCTGGTGCAGCGCCTGCAGTCCGGCGAGCAGACCGACCTGGCGCTGGCCGAGGACGTGCTGGTGGGCTGGCGCGGTGTGCAGGATGCCGAGGGGCAGGAGGTGGCCTTCAGCGCCGCCACCCGCGATGCGCTGCTGGACATCTGGCCGGTACTGCCGGCGGTGGTGGGCGCGTTCATCGAGGCGCACAGCCCCGAGGGCCGCGCAAAAAACTGAGGGCCGTCGCCCGCCGCTGGGCGGCGGGTGGCGGTCGTGACGATACCTGCGAGGCCGCCCGCGCGTTCGGGCTGGCCCCGCCCGACCCCGAGCCGGAGATCGAGCTATGGCCGGAGTGCATGCCGAGCGTCGAGGTGTTCCTGGCCTGCGCCACCCAGTGGCGCCTGGATGCCGCCGGCAACCCGCTGGGGATGGACTACCCCGCGCTGGAGGCGGTCATGCGCATGCTCGGCACTGCCGACGTGCGCCAGACCTTCGCCGACGTGCAGGTGATGGAAGCCGAGGTGTTGCGGGTGTTCAGTGCGGCCGGCGGTGCCAAGTAAGCCAGCGGTACGCCTTCAGCGCCCACGGCTTGCCGAGTCCGGCCCCGATCCCGATCGCGATGGAGCCGCCGAACAGCACCACCGCCACCGCCACCGCCCACCACAACCAGTGGAAGCGGGCGATCAACAGCAGCCAGAGCAGGACTCCGGCCATCACCAGCACGTACCCGATGAACTGACCCAAGAGCCCCCACATGGCCGCCTCCGCTCTCCAGCTCGGGATCAAGATTAGCGCCGACGGCCGCCAGGCGGAACAGGCCCTGGGCCGCACGCGGGCGGGCCTGGAGTCGATTTCCAGGCAGCTGAACACGGCGCGGAACGCCTTTCTTGCGCTGCAGGGAGCGATGGGTCTGTCGGCCGGCCTCTCGGGACTGGGACGGCTGGTGGACCAGGTGCGCTCGGTGGATGCCCGCCTGCGCCAGGTCACCACGAGTACCCAGGAGTTCGCCGCCGCCCAGCGGCTGGCGCTGGACCTGTCGGCCAAGACCGGGGCCGGCTACGAGGCCGTCGCGGCGCTCTATTCGCGGCTAGCGATGACGGCCAAGGACTACGGCCTGAACCAGGAACGGGTGGCGGCCGTCACCGAGATCACGGCCAATGCGCTCAAGGTCAGCGGTGCCAGTGCCAGTGAATCCGCGTCCGTCATCACCCAGTTGTCGCAGGCCCTCGGCAGCGGTGTGCTGCGCGGCGACGAGTTCAACTCCATCATGGAAAACGGCGGCGCGCTGGCGAAGGCGCTGGCCGACGGTCTGAAGCGACCCATCGGCGAACTCAAAGCGCTGGCTGAGCAAGGGTTGCTGACCACCGACATCGTGGTGACCGCGCTGGAATCGCAGCGCGCCAAGCTGGCCCAGGCCGCCGCCGCGATGCCGCGTACCATCGGCCAGAGCCTGACCGCGATGCGCGATGCGTTCGGCCAGACCATCGTGCAGATGGACCAGGCCATCGGGGCCAGCCACGCGGCCGGACAAGCCTTCGATGCCCTGGCGCGGAACATGCAGGGCATCGTGGCGGTGGGCCTGCCCACGGCGCTGGCCGGCATCGCGCTCATGCTGGGCCGCGCGGCCGGCGCCGGAGCCGCCTACCTGGGGGATGTATATCGGCGCATCGTGGGAGACAACGCCGCCCGCGCCAGCGCGATTTCCCTGGCCGCCGCGCGGCTGGATTTCGCGCGCGCGGAGCTTGCCGCCGCCCAGGCCACCGTGGCCTCCACGGCAGGCATGGCCCGGCTCACCACCGTGCAGACCGTGCTGGTCCCGGCGCAGCAGCGCCTGACCGCCGCCCAGACCGCCCTGAATGCCGCCCAGGCGGCCGGAAGCCTCACCGCGCGCACGCTGTCGGCGGCGCTGGCGCTGGTCGGTGGCCCGGTGGGGCTGATCGTGACTCTGCTGACTGCGGGCGCCACTGCCTGGGCGATCTGGGGCAACAGGGCCGCCGAAGCTGGCGACAAGGCCAAGTCGGCCGCGGACAATGCGCGCGAAGCCATCGAGCAGGCCAACGCCGCGCGCGACCGGCTGGAGCGCACACAGAAATTCGGCAGCGGCGATGCCGGCACGCTGCGCGAGGGCGTGGCGGCCGCGGCGGATCAGATCGCGGCGAAGACGCGGGCGATCGTCGAGGCACAGCGCGCGGCCGACCAAGCCGCACAGCGCATGCGCTTTGCCAGGGAAGGCGGCGACATCGCCGCGCTCGCCGACTACCAGCGCCAGCTCGACCGCATCAAGACCTTGCGCGCCGAGGTCGCCGGCCTGCAGCGCGACCGCGAGGCCAACATCGCGCGCCTGCGCCAGCTGGAAGCCTCCGGCGAGGAGGGCGCGCAGGCCCCGGGCGCTCCCTCGGACGCCGCCAGGATGCTGGCCAACAGGCAGTGGGACGCCTACATCGCCCAGTACCGCAGCAAGGCCGACCAGCTCAAGGCGGCGCTGGCCGAGCTGAAAACGCTGGCCAAGCAGAAGGGGCTGAGCGAGGACAGCGCCGAGTTCCGCGCCGCCGCGGCCGCCGTGCGCAAGCGCTATGCCGAAGACGCGAAGTCGCCCAGCCTCTCCGCCCGCGAAACCGAAGCCGTGGCGCGCGCGCAGGCCGAGGCCCGGCTGGCGCTGCTCAAGGACGAGGTGGAGCGGGCCAAGGCCGTGCTGGACGAGGGCTACCAGGACCGGCTGCTGTCGGCGGCGGACTACTACCGCAGGAAGGCGCAGCTGGAGCTGCGCGAGAACGCGGCCGAGCAGGAGCGCCTGCGCGCGCAGCTGGAATCGCTGCAGCGGGCGCAGGGCAAGGCCAAGGGCGGCGAGCGCGAGCGCATCGCCGGCGAGCTGGTGCAGGCGCAGGCGCAGCTGGCCATCCTGCAGAACCAGGCCGGTGACATCGAGCGCCGGGCCGCACGCGCCACGGCCAAGGCCGAGCTGGACGGCGTGGACCAACAGCTGTCGCGCGCGCAGGCCCTGCTGCAGGCCGTGGAGCAGAGCGCGCAGGCGCGGGTGGCGATCGGGCTGGAGACCGAGGTCGAGGCCCGCAAGCGCGTCGTCGAGGCCACACGCGCGCAGGGCGAGGCACTGGCGCGCGAGCTGATCCCGCAGATCGAGCGCCTGCTGGCGACCGTGACCGACCCGGTGGTGCTGGCGCAGCTGCAGGCCGCGCTGGACAAGGTGCGCCAGATGCAGGCGGAGGGGCGCGAAAAGACTGCCTTCGACGGCCTCTCGCAGTCCGTGCGCGACTACGCCGCGAAGGCCGCCGACGCCTTCGGCAGCGCCCGCGAGGCCGCCACCCGCGCGTTCCAGGGCATCGAGGATGCGCTGACCGACCTGGTGGTGAAGGGCAAGGCCGACTTCCGCGGGCTGGTGGTGAGCATCCTGGCCGACCTGGCCCGCCTGCAGCTGCAGCAGGGGCTGGCCAAGCTGTTCCAGATCGCGCTGCCCGGCCTCGCCAAGAATGCCGCCGGCGGCGTGTATGCCTCGCCCAGCCTATCGGCCTATTCCGGCGGGGTGTACGACAGCCCGCGCGTGTTCGCGTTCGCCAAGGGCGTCGGCGTCTTCGGCGAGGCTGGCCCGGAGGCGATCATGCCGCTCAAGCGCGGCCGCGACGGCAAGCTGGGCGTGGTGGCGCAGGGCGGCGGTGGCGGCAGCATCACCGTGAACGTCGCCGTGGATGCCAGCGGCCAGCGCGACGGCGTGGGCGGCGATGCGCGCGGGCTGGACCTCGGCCGCCGCATCCAGGCGGCGGTGAAGGCCGTGCTGGTAGACGAGCAGCGCCCCGGCGGGCTGCTGGCAGGGAGGGCCTGACCGATGCCGGCATTCACCTGGCCCGCCAGCTACAGCGCTTCCGTGGAGGTGGCGCCGCGCGTGACCCGCGCGGCCTTCGGGGACGGCTACGAGCAGCGCGTGGCGGCAGGCGTCAACACCATCGCGCGGCAGTGGACCCTGCGCTTCGTCGGCTACGACGCCACGCTGGCCCCGATCGAGGCCTTCCTGGTCGCCCGCGCTGGCGTCGAGTCGTTCGACTGGACGCCGCCCAGCGGCAGCGCCGGCAAGTGGGTCTGCCGCAAGTGGCAGCGCACGCACAGCGGGCCGCAATACGGCGAGATCAACGCCACCTTCGAACAGGTGTTCGGCGAATGACGACCCGGCAGGACATCCAGAAACCCGCCCCTGGCGCGATCATCGAGCTGTTCGAGCTGGATGCCACAGCGCAGGGCGCCGCCGGCGTCTACCGCTTCGTCAACTGGGCCAACCCGCAGGGCGGCGACGTGGTGTGGCGCGGGCAGACCTACACCCGTTATCCGGTCGAGGCCGAGGGCTTCGAGCTGTCTGGGCGCGGCGCGCTGCCGCGGCCCAAGCTGCGCGTGGCCAACGCGACCGGCCTCATGGGGGCGCTGGCCATCGAGCTCGATGACCTGCTGGGCGCGCGGGTGACCCGCTGGCGCACCTTCGTCCACTACCTGGACGCCGTGAACTTCCCGCTGGCCCAGCAGTCCACGCCAGGCGCGCTGACGTTCGCGCGTTCGACCACGGCGACCTATTTCAGCGCGGCCGGGGTGTTGAGCACGGCCGCCGTAGACCAGCCGCGCATCGACCACGATCCGGCGACTGGCGCGGTGCTGGGGCTGCTGGTGGAGGGACAGCGCACCAATGTATTTCAGCGAAGCCAAGAGATCGATCATGGCTGGTGGTCCAAATTCAATGTCAGTGTCTCCGCCAATGCATCCACTGCTCCAGACGGCACGACTACTGCGGATCGCATCATCGAAACAGCCGCAAAGGTAATTCATGCCTTCCGCCCAAACGCCACTACCGGATTTGCAAGCACTGGGCAGATCGTCACTTATTCGATCTATCTGCGCGCGGCAGGGCGCAGGTACGCGATCATGCACGTGGCAAGCACTGCCACGAATGCCGCGTCAGTAGGAATCGACCTGCAAACAGGAGCCATCGTCGGCGCGCCGTTTAACAACCGCGGAGCCACGAATTTTGTGTCTGCGGCTATCACTCAATGCGCTAATGGGTGGTATCGCTGTGCACTGACGTTCGATATGGGTAGCAGCGAAACCTGCTATGCAATTGTATATCTATCCACTAACGGAGCGAACTCCAGCACCGACACAGACTATTCCTATCTTGGGGATGGAACATCCGGTGTTGAAGCATGGGGCGCTCAGTTCGAGCTTGGCAGCTTTGCCAGCAGCTACATCCCCACCACCACGGCCGCCGTCACCCGAGCCGCGGACAACGAAACGGCGACCAGCCTTTCGGCCATCGGCTACAGCGCGACGGCTGGCGGGCTGACCGTCACCGCGCGTGCTCCGGCCAGTCTGGCGCAGGCGGCGACGCTGCTGAGCTACAACGACAACACCACGGGGAACGTCATCCGCTTCCGCATGGAGGCCGGCGGCGCACTGAAAGCCGAGATCATCGCGGGCGGCGTCACGCAGGCCAGCCTGTCGCTGGGCACGCTCACCGCAGGCGCGCAGTTCAGCGCAGCGCTGAGCTATGCGGCCAACGACATCCGCGGCTGCCTCAATGGCGGTGCGGTGCAGAGCGACACCAGCGCCAGCATCCCGACGGTGGACCGCGCCATGATCGGCCGCGACGCGTCCGGCGAGTGGTGGAATAGCACGATCCGCCGGCATCGGTACTGGTCGCGCGCGCTCACCAATGCCGAGCTGCAGACCATCACCAGCGGCGGCGCGATCTCCGACCTGCCGGCGCTGGACATGGACACCAGCACCGGCGCGCTGGAGGTCTACACGCTGGCGCCCTTCAACCCGACGGCCGACCCCAACCAGTACCTATCGCGCGACGTATGGGTGGTAGACCGCAAGTCCAGCGAAAACCGCGTGTTCATCGAGTTCGAGCTTGCCGCGCCGATCGACGTGGCCGGGGTCATGCTGCCGCGCCGGCAGGTGGTGGCCAACGTCTGCGCCTGGCGCTACCGCAGCGCGGAGTGCGGCTATGCCGGTGGCCCGGTGGCCGACCGCGACGACAACCCGACCAACAACCCCGCGCTGGATGCCTGCGGCAAGCGGCTGGCCAGCTGCAAGCTGCGGTTCGGGCAGACCGGCGTGCTGCCCTATGGCGGGTTCCCGGGCACGCGGAGGATCGGATGAGCGCGCTCCTGGACCTGGTACCAGAGGTGATGGCGCATGCCGCGCGCTGCGCGCCGCGCGAGTGCTGCGGGCTGGCGGTGCGCGCGCAGGGCGGACTGGTCTACTGGCCGTGCGAGAACCGCGCATCCACCGGCGCCGAGTTCGAGATCGCGCCGGAGGACTGGGCCGCGGCAGAGGATGCCGGGCCCATCGTCGGCGTGTGCCACTCGCACGTGTACCTGCCGGCCACGCCGAGCATGGCAGACCGCGTATCCGCCGCACGCACGGGGGTGCCGTGGTTGATCGTGGCATGGCCGACCGGGCAGGCGGAGGTGCTCGAACCCGACGCATTCGATGCCCCGCTGGTCGGGCGCCCATTCGTGCACGGCGTGCTCGACTGCTACAGCCTGATCCGCGACTACTACCGGATGGAGCTGGGCATCGCGCTTCCCGATTTCCCGCGCGCCGACGAGTGGTGGCTGGCCGGCGGCGACCTCTACCGCCAGCACTTCGCGGATGCCGGTTTCGTGCAGGTGGCCGGCAGTGAGTTCGATGCCGGGCTGCTGCAGCCGCACGATGTGCTGCTGATGCAGGTGGCCAGCCCGGTGCTGAACCACGGCGCGGTGTACCTGGGCGACAACACGATCCTGCACCACTGCGCGCACCAGCTGTCGAGCCGCGGCGTGTACGGCGGATTCTGGCGGCGCGCGACCGGCATGGTGGTGCGGCACCGCAGCCTTTGCGCGGAGGCTACCGCATGATCGCGGTGCTGCTGTACGGCCACCTGCGCCGCCGCTTCGGGCGGCGCTACGACTTCGACATCCGCGACCCGGCCGAGGCCGTGCGCGCGCTGTGCGCGACCGTGCCCGGCTTCCGCGCGCATGTGCTGGCCCACAACGAACCCGGCTACCGCGTGCTGGTCGGCCAGTCCCCGCGCGATGGCGAGACGCTGGCGCTGCCCGCCGAGGAGCCGGTGATCCGGATCGTCCCGGTGGTGGCCGGCAGTGGGCGCGGCTTCGGCCAGGTGCTGCTGGGGGCCGCGCTGATCGGCTTCGCGTTCGTGACGGGTGGTGCCGGCATCGGGCTGTCCAGCCTCGTGACCGGCGCTGGCTTCACGACGGCGGGCCTGATCGCGGCGAAGTTCGGCGTGGCGCTGGTGATGGGCGGCATCGCGCAGATGCTGTCGCCCACGCCCAAGGCCGGCAAAGCCGCCGACAACAAGGCCAGCGACGTGTTCGCGGGGCCGGTCAATACCACCCAGCAGGGCAACCCGGTGCCGGTGGGGTATGGGCGGCTCATCGTCGGCTCGCAGGTCATATCTGCGGGGCTGGCCGCCGCCTCGGTGGCGGATGCCAGCAGCGGCAGTGGCGGCGGCACGGTGTGGGATTTCACCCGGGATGCGGTGTTCGGAGGCGGCGCATGAGCACACGGTGGCCCATGCCCGTGATCGGCGCCGGTGGCGGCAGCAAGGGCGGCGGTGGCAGCGGCGGCTCGCCCAGCGAAGACCCGGACAGCCTGCGCTCGCGCCAGTATGCGCGCGTGCTCGACCTGATCAGCGAGGGGCCGATCGTCGGGCTGGTCAATGGCCTGAAGTCGATCTACCTCAACGACACGCCATTGCAGGCGCAGGACGGCACGTTCAACTTCCAGGGCGTCTCCGCGGCATGGCGCACCGGCGAGCAGGCGCAGGCGCACATTCCCGGGTTCGATGAAGTCGAGAGCGAGATCGCGGTCGGCGCGGAGGTCAAGGCCAGCGCATCGGTCACCCGCAGCGTGACCGGCAGCGTGGATGCCGTGCGCATCACGGTGAGCGTGCCACAGCTCACCTACCAGGACTATTCCGCCAGCCGCCTGACCGGTACCTCCGTCACCATCGCAGTGGACGTGAACAACGCCGGCGGCGGCTGGCAGCAGGTGCTGCAGGACACGATCAGCGGCAAGACCACCAGCCGCTACCAGCGCAGCTACCGGGTGCAGCTGCCAAAGCCGGGGCCGTGGGACATCCGGGTCCGCAGGATCACCCCGGACAGCACCAACAGCGCCCTGCAGAACAAGACCTGGTGGGACAGCTACACCCTGCTGACCGAGGCCAAGCTGAGCTATCCGAATAGCGCGCTGGTCGCGCTGGAGATAGATGCCTCCCAGTTCCAGGCGGTGCCCACGCGCGGCTACGACATGAAGCTGCGCGTGGTCTCCGTCCCCGTCAACTACGACCCGGAGACGCGCACCTACAGCGGTGCCTGGAACGGTACCTTCAAGCAGGCGTGGACGGATAACCCGGCGTGGATTTTCTACGACCTGCTCACGCATCCGCGCTACGGGCTCGGGCAGTTCATCGACGCCACGCAGGTGGACAAGTGGGCGCTGTACCAGGTCGCGCAGTACTGCGACGAGCTGGTGCCCAACGGCTTCGGCGGCGTGGAGCCACGCTTCACCTGCAACCTGTACCTGCAGACGCGACAGGAAGCGTTCACGGTGCTGCAGCAGCTCGCCTCGGTGTTCCGCGCGATGCTGTACTGGCGCGACGGGCAGGTGGTGGCCGCGCAGGATGCCCCGTCCGATCCGGTGGCGCTGTTCACCCCGGCCAACGTGATCGACGGGGCGTTCGAGTACCAGGGCGCCGGCACGAAGGCGATCCACACCGTCGCGCTGGTGCAGTGGAATGACCCGTCCGACATGTATCGCCCGGCGGTCGAGTACGTGCCCGACGATGACGGGATCGCCCGCTATGGGGTGATCGAGACCAACGTGGTCGCCATCGGCTGCACGTCACGCGGGCAGGCGCACCGGCTCGGGAAGTGGCTGCTCTACAGCGAGCGCCTCGAGTCGGAGACGACCACCTTCCGCGCGGCGCTGGATGCGGCCTACGTGACCCCGGGTGCGGTGATCAAGGTGCAAGACCCGGTGCGCGCCGGCAAGCGCTTCGGCGGCCGCATCACGAGCGCCACGACATCGCAGGTGACGCTGGATGCCCCGGTGACCCTGGAGGCCGGGCAGACCTACCAGCTGAGCGTGATCCTGCCGACGGGCGCGGTGGCCACCTCGGGCGTGACCACGACGGCGGGCGCCACGTCCGTGCTCAGCCTGTCGCCGGCGCTGCCGTCCGCGCCGCAGGCCGGGGCCATCTGGGTGCTGGCGGCATCGAACCTCGTGCCGACGACCTGGCGCGTGCTCGCGGTGCAGGAGACCGGCGACGGCCAGACCTGCGAGATCGTCGCGCTGGCGCACAACCCGAGCAAATACGCCGCGATCGAGCAGGGGCTGAAGCTGGAGACGCCGCCGGTCACCGCACTGGACCGTGGGCAGGCCCCGCAGGCGCCGGCGGGGCTTTCGGCATCGGAGTCGCTCTATCGCGCTGGCCCCGGCACCATCGCCACGCGCCTGACCGCCAGCTGGCAGCAGGTGCCGTTCGCCACCGAATATGCCTGCGAGTTGCGTGGTCGCGGCGCGAACATCGGCTACTCGCAGACCGTGCGCGGCAAGCTGACGAGCGCCGACTTTGCGCCAGTCGAGCCGGGCGACTACACGCTTTACGTGCGCGGGATCAGCGCGCTCGGCGTGCAGGGCCAGCGCACCAGTCTGGACGTGACCGTGCAGGGGCTGGCCGCGCCGCCGGCGGATGTCACCGGCTTCGCCTGGGCGACGGAGGGCTATGCGATCCGCCTGAAGTGGAACGCGGTCCCCGACATCGACGTGTCTGGCTACGAGCTGCGCGTCGGGGCGACGTGGGCTACGGGCACGCTGATCGCGCAGGTCGCCGCCACCACCTACCTGTGGCAGGCCCAGGCGACCGGCACGCTGACCGTGTGGATCGCGGCGGTGGATTCGACCGGCAACTACAGCCAGGCTCCAACCTCCGTCAGTATCACCATTGCCGCGCCGCCAGCGCCGGCGGTGACATGGGCGCTGGATGGGCCGGACGAGGTGCTGAGCTGGACGGCGGCACCTGGCACCTTCGCCATCGACCGCTACGAGGTGCGCTACGGCGCGAGCTGGGCAGCGGGCACGCCCGTGGGGTCGGTCAAGGCCAGCCTGCTGCGCAGGCGCGTGGACTACGGCGGCAGCCGCAGCTGGTGGGTGGCGGCGATCGACGTGGCCGGCAATGTCGGCACCGCAGGACGCGTGGATGTCACCGTGAATCCGCTGGGGCAGGTGCAATCGCCCAGCGCGGAGGTGATCGACAACAATGTGCTGCTGCGCTGGCGCGACCCGCCCGCCGCGGCCGGCACGCTGCCCGTGGACCACTACATCGTGCGCAAGGGCGCGACCTGGGCCGGTGGCGACCCCAACAGCGATTTCACGGTGTCCGGCACGTTCGCCACCCTGTTCGAACAGGCCAGCGGCCAGTACATCTACCACATCGCCCCGGTGGACACCGCGGGCACCATCGGCACCCCGACCCCCATCACAGCGCAGGTGGCGCAGCCGCCCGACTACGTGCTGCGTACCCAGGTGCAAGTAGATTTCCAGGCCCAGGGGACGCGCACCAATGCGCTGCCCCTGTCCGCCAGCACCCTGCTGCTGCCGGTGAATACCAGCGAGACCTGGCAGGCGCACTTCACCAGCCGCAGCTGGACCACCCCGCAGCAGCAGATCGATGCCGGCTATCCGCGCTACCTGCAGCCTGGCCCCGGCACCGGCAGCTATCAGGTGGAGATCGATTACGGCGCCGTGCTGTCATCGACCGTGGTGACGGTGGCGTTCACGGCACAGGCGGTGAGTGGCAGCGCCAGCGTGGCCTGCCAGATCGACTACCGCGCCAGCACCACGGGCCCATGGACGGCGGCGCCGGCTGGCGCAGTGCAGGCGCTGGTCGTCAATGCCCGCTACATCCGGGTGACCCTCAGCGTCTCTGGTGCGGCGACCGACCTCGTGCAGGTCAATGGCCTTTCGATCAAGCTGGCGAACAAGCTGCGCACCGATTCCGGCCGTGGCACCGTCACGGACGCCGTAAATGGCGTTTGGGTTCCATTCAATGTGACCTTCATCGATGCCGATACCCCACTGGTACAGCCGGAAGGGGCGACTCCGCTGATCCCCGTGGTGGACTTCTCCGACGTGCCCAACCCCACCGGGTTCCGGGTCTACCTCTATACCACTGCCGGGGCCAAGACAACCGGCAGCTTCTCCTGGACTGCGCGAGGCTACTGACATGGCCGATTTTTCCAAGCCGCTACTGACCGACACCTACACCAGCTGGCAGTCTACGCTGACTGCGAACATCACGGCCGCACTGCGCTGGCTTGACCCCGCCACCTCAGGCACGCATACCAATGTCCCGGCCGGTGCCTACCGCCTGAATGCGGGGGTGCTCGAGAGCTACTCAGGCAGCGCCTGGGTGGCCGCCCTCCTCAAGGCATCGCAGCTTTCCACCGCACGTACCATCGCCGCGACAGGCGACCTGTCGTGGTCGGTGAGCTTCGATGGGTCTGGCAATGCCAGCGCCGCCGCGACCCTCGCCGCAAGCGGCGTCACTGCCGGCACCTACCGCAGCGTCACCGTGGATGCGAAAGGCCGGGTGACTGCCGGGACGAACCCCACGACGCTGGCCGGCTACGGCATCACGGACGCCGTAGGCACGACCGGCGACCAGTTGATCGCTGGAAACAAGACCTTCACCGGGGCACTGGCCGACAGCGCCGGGCACGTCCGCGACCTGACGATCAACACGCAGAACGCCAACTACACGCTGGTGCTGGCCGACCGCGGAAAGTGCGTGCTCAAGAACGACACCACCGCCTATACGTGGACGATCCCGCCGAACAGCAGCGTGGCGTTCCCGGTCGGCACCATGATCACCTTGCGCAATGCGAATGCCACCGGCGCAGTGACCATCGCACGGGGCAGTGGCGTCGCCCTGCGCAAGGCCGGCAGCGGTACCGATGCCAATGCCACGCTGGCGGTCTGGGGCATGGCCACGCTGCTCAAGGAAGGCACGGATAGCTGGGTCATCAGCGGCACGGGGGTGAGCTGATGACCATGCAGCAGATGCTGGCATGCGCCGTCGAGACCGGCGCGCCGTTCAGTCCGATCCTGCGCGACTATACCAGCGGCACCGGCGTCACCGAGACCGCGCCCATCGGCTGCAGTCAGGTGCGCATCTGCGTCTGGGCGGGTGGCAACGGCGGAAACGCCGGCGATGGCATCCTCAGCGGCGAGGGCGGCGATAGCGGCAGCTACTGCGAGTCCGTGTACTCGATTGCCGGTGGCCAGACCCTGGTGTATACCGTTGGGACAGGCGGCGCCGGTGGGACGTACCCTGCCGGCGTTGGCAGCGCTGGCGGTACCAGCACAGTCGCCAGCGGGACGGCGACGATCACCACCATGTCGGCTGCTGCGTCGCCGTCAGGCGGGAACGTGGCAAACGTGTATTCGAACGCCGGCGGGTTTCCCGTCGGCCTCGAAGGCGGTGCCGGCGGCGCGGCCATCGTGGGATGGAGCGGGTACAGTGCCGGCGCCGGCGGTGCCGGCGGCGCCCGGTTCATGTCGGGAAATGCGGGTGGCAGCGGGCGCGTGATCTTCTACTACACCTAATGTTTCACCTGAAACTGTCTCAAATCAGGTGAAAAACTGTCTCAAATCAGGTGCGCGATTACAGCCGTGAGGCAGCGCTCCATCATCGCCGCGCCGGCGCCCAGCCCGCGGGCCTCGGGCAGGAAATACATCTTGCGCAGCTCGCAGGTATCGGGATCGCCGCCGGCTAGTGGCGCCACCCCGGCGCCGCCCAGCACCCGGCCGTCGCGTTCGAGCACGAAATAGGCGTGCCGCGGCGCGGCGTAGGCGCGGCTCATCCAGTCCACTTCGGGATCATTGATGGCAAACCCGCTGCCCACGGCGCCGAATTCGGGCATCACGGTGCGGATGACCGCGGCCATCGCGGCGTCGTCGCCGGGCTGGATCGGGCGGATCGAAACGGTGTCTTGCAT